GTCAGTAAACACTGGCTCCGGCTTACCCGTCTTATTCAGCACGGTGGTGAGGCCGGGCTGAATGTAGCCACCATTATCGAACTTATACGTGCCAGCCGTCGGAGACCCCCAGATACCCGTCTCGCGCACAAACGCGCCAGGCTTCGGAGCCTCCACCATCATGCCCTTGCCGGATGCAATGGCCACATGCCAAGCAGGATTACCCCAGAACAATAGGTTGCCTGGAACATTCGCATTACCGGCGCCAGAACCCGACTGGTAGCCAGCAGCCGTCAAGCGGGGGATCTTGCTTCCCATCTGGTGAGCGGCCCAGTACACGAGGCCGGAGCAGTCAAGACCCGGCGGAATACTCGAACCGCCCCACACGTAAGGCACGCCGATCGCCTTACGCGCGGCATTCACGATGCCCGTCGCACCCATGCTGGACGTCTTACCCTTCAACCAGTTGGCGAAGCCATCAATCCACACACCAGGAATAGCGCGCATAGAATCAGCGATCATACCCGACCCCGGTAGGCCGCTCATCATCGCATCCACAGGGGCCTTAATGAAGCGAGCCACCGCCCCGGCAGGATCAGCAATGATCTTGCCCATCGTGTCGGCCGCATCCTTAATCCAATCCCACGCGCCCTGGGCACCATCCCAGATACCACCATTAGCGAAGGCAGCGAACTTCACGCCCGTATCCCCACCAGGAATACGCGTGCCCCCCGACCGGGCAGCAGCATTCATGCGAGCCACAGCCTCGGGACCACCCACCGCGCGCACCCACTCGGGGCGCATGATGGCCTCCCCGCCGGACAGGGCGAGCGCACCACCACCATCAGGGGAGAAGAAGTGGAACACATCCCGACCCGGCGTGTACCCGGGCAGCACACCACCCGAGGCGTACTCGGCAATAGGAGCAACGTAGGGAAGACGCAAGCTCAGGCCCAGCTTCTCAGCCATCGAGTCTGCCGTCTTCTTGATACCCGAGGTGTAGACCGTGTTAATGATGAAGTTGATGGGCTTGGCGACCACGGACTTGACCGAGTTCCAGATATTCGCCACGCTGTCCTTCATCGACTGGAAGGCCGACTGGATGCCATCCGTCACACTCGTGATCGTGCCCCACAGCGAGTAGTACATCCAGTTAGCAACCGCGCCAATCGAAGACTTGATACCATCCCAAATGAACGTGACCCACGACCACAAGTTGTTAGCACCAGTCTGGATGCCATCCCACACAGACTGGATCACAGGCATCACGTAAGTCTGAAACCAGCCCACCACAGTCAACACGCTCGTCTGGATACCCCACCAGACAGTCTGAATACCCTGCCACAGCGACTGAGCAGTCCATAGGATACCATCCCACGCAGCCTGAATAACTGGCATCACATACGAGGTGAACCAGTCAGCAACCGTCTGCACACACAGCTGAATCCACTGCCAGTACATCTGGATGCCAGTCCATAGCAGGTTCGCGCCAGCAACAATCCCATCCCACACGCCAGTGATCACAGGCAGAACATAGGCGGCGATCCAATCAGCCACCACCTGCACAGCCGACTGGATACCAGCCCACGCAGCCTGCATGTACTCCCACAACACGGCCGCGCCAGCCTGGATGCCCTCCCACGCCTGCTGCAGGTAAGGCCACACGTACGTGACCACAAAGTCGGCAACAGCCTGCAAGGCCAGCTTCCACAACTCAATATAGGCAATGATGGGAAGAAGAGCTACCCACACGGCCGTCTTAATACCATCCCACGCTGCCTGGAACACAGGCACCACATACGTGTTCAACCAGTCAACACACGTGCCGATAGCATCCTGAATACCCTGCCACGCAGACGACAGGCCAGAGACCACCGTCGAGTTAAACCAGTCGACCGTGCCTCCAACCTGATCCCACGTCGAAGCCCACCATGAAGAGATCGACTCCATAGCGGAAGACCATGCCGACCCAACCCAATCCACGAAAGAGTAGAACGCTTCCGTGATCGCAGCCCACGCCTGCCGGCCGGTCTCCGTCTGCGTAAAGAAATACGTCAGGCCCGCCACCAGAGCAGCCAACGCCACGGCGATCAGGCCAATCGGGCCAACGCTCATGACGGCATTAAACGCCATCTGCGCGCCCTTCGCCACATTCGTGGCCTTAGCGAACTCCAGCAAACCACCCGCAGCCTTCACGGCGTTAACAGCAGCCAAAGTTGTACTCAACAGCTGGAACGTCCCCACAGCCGTCCCAACCACCACAATGAGGGGCGCAACAACATCCGTATTCTGGGCCACCCAGTCAAGCACATTCTTCAGCGCATCAGCCACGCCCTGAATAACAGACACGGTACTACCACCGAACGCGCCAGCAATATCCGCGCCAAGAGGAGCGAACACGCCACCTAGGCTGGAGCCAGCATCCCACAGGGACTTGAACATGTCCCACACAGACAGGCCAGCATCCCTCAGGTTAAACAGGAAATCAACCAGCCCAGAGTCTTCCTGGAAGCCAAAGATCGGGCCAGTGAAGTCACCCTTGGTGAGAATGTCCCACACGCCCTGAAGGGAAGGCACAGCCGTGTCGTTAATCCAACCAAACGCCTTAGACGCGCCATCAGACACCGCACCCATGAAATCCGTGAGCGCGGGCTTAATCTTGTCAACAATGCCCATAGCGCCCGTCACCAGGGTGGCCTGCAGGTTACCCCACGCGCCCTCAATGGTGGTGGTACTGGTCGCGGCCTCTTCGGCGACATCCGTGAAGCCCAGGTCCATGATCGCCTGGTTGAACTCCTCAGCCGAGATCTCGCCCTTAGACAAGGCGTCACGGAAGTCCCCCGTATACGCGCCATTCTTCAGGAGGGCTTCTTGGAGCTTACCAGACGCACCAGGGATCGCATCCGCCAACTGGTTCCAGTTCTCCGTCGTCAGCTTCCCTTGGCCAGCCGTTTGGGTGAGTACCATGCCAACCGACTTGAAGGTTTCAGCATTACCGCCGGCCACCGCGTTCAGGTTACCCGCGGCCTCGGCAAGACGGTCATAGCCCTGCACACCATTAGCGGCGAGCTGCGCCGTGATGTTCTGGATATCACTCAGCTCGTAGACGGTGTCATCTGCGTACTTCTTCGTACTAGCAGTCAGCTTATCGATCTCACCAGCCGACACACCCGCAAACCCAAGCGTAGACTTGAACTTATCAGTGGCATCAGACGCGTTCAAAGCCTCCCTCGCCACGTCAGCGAAACCAGCCGCCGCCGCGATGCCGCTAACTGCCCCGAGCGCAAGAGCGCCGGCCTTGGCGACACGCTTAAACGCAGCACCAAGACCGGACTCGACCTTCTTCTCAGCAGGCCGCGTATCGGTCCCAGCCAGCTCCTTACGGATCGCTTCCTGAAGGCCCTTCATGGAGGGGGACACCTGAATCCACGCGGTACCTAGGCTAAAACCGTTCTCAGCCATCGCTGATACTCCTAACTATGTGCTTCGACCCACCGGTGGGCCCGCTCTTCACGACGCTCCCGCTCAGCTTCTGCCTTCTCGTACCAACCAGGTTCGGGCGGGCTGGCAGGCTTGGGCACATCCTTCTTCTTACCCCCCAACGCGGTAATGAGGATGCCTTCCAGCCGGTTGCCCTGAGCGAACACAGCCGACACCTCATCAGTCCACGCACCCGCACCACCGAGGCGCTTACGGAGAAGAGACCCAGTAGGCAGGTTGTTGATCAGAACCCCAACCCGACGCAGGCTCAGCCCACCTGTGAACACCTGTGTCAGGTCGAGGTTGTACGTCATTTGAAAGTCCGCCTCCAACACCTCCCAGTGCTCCCACAGGAGATGCAGGAGGCCAATTAGTTTCCCTGACCGGAAGCCTGAAAAACCTCAGTCAGAAACTCAACGACAGTCGTCATGCGCAGCTTCCCATTCTCATCACGCAGCGAATCCAGGGCGGCCTTACGCTCACCCTCATCAGGGATAAGCAGGGCTAGCATCGGGTTGGGGCGTCCCTGTTCCATCAGCGCCGTCATCGCATCGTAGTCGTCAAGCAGATCCGCAGGGTTGAAATCCAGGGCAATGCCCCGAGCCTCAACGTGGATGGGCGCCACCTCGCCGCGGTCATTCTTGGACTGGGCTTCACGGCGGGCAAGCTCAGCAGCGGATGCGGTCTTCTTCGTAGTCATGGTTCTGTTCTCCTACACTCTGTTCTCCACAAGGGTTGTTGCCTGCCGTGTGCCGGGAGAACAAAAGCGCGACACACCGCAGGGGTCATAAAGGCA